CCAGTAGTGTTATTTTTGAATTTTTTAGTATTTCGCTTATTTTCAGAATGAGTACATACTCTTAAGTTTTCTTTTCGGTTATCAAGTGGATTACCGTTTATATGATCGACATCCATACCTTTAGGGGCTTGCATGATAAATCTGTGCATATAAACTGGTTTCTGTTTACCGTTTTCTGAAAAGTTTGTTTTAACGTATTTTTTATTATTTGAAACACAACACCAATTCCATTGAGATAAAATGGGATAATCTTCATCGTCTACCAGAACCGTTAAACCATTTTTTAATTTAATTTCTTTGGTCATTCGTTTTTCTCCTCACTATATTTTATTCACATAAAGTAAATTAAATGTTTACTTAGAGTAAACTCATTTAGAAAAAAATAAATCTTCAACTGATACATTATAGAATTTGGTGATTTTTTCAAGTAGCTTTTTACTTGGAAAGCGTTTATTATTTTCTATAGCGTGGTACATTGATGGAGAAATTTCTAGTTGTTTAGCTATTTCTCGCTGCGTACGACTACCACGAAGCGAAATCATTACTTTGTTTTTCATTTTTTCACATCCTTTCGTTTACAATTGGTAAACTATACCTTAATTATATCCACCCAGAGTAAATTGTCAACACAATTTGTAAAATTAATAAAAAATAATTCACTTATAGCGAATATTTCTGTAAAATTAAACTTGCCTTACTAAATGTGTGTATTTAGGAAATACTATAAGAAGGTGATAAAATGACTTTTGGAAAACGATTGCTTAAGTTAAGGGAATCAAGAAGTATAGACCAAGCTAAATTAGGCGAAATATTAAATTTATCAAAAAGCACTATAAGTATGTATGAAAAAGATCAACGCTCTCCATCTCCAGAAACAATTGTTTTAATAGCTAATTATTTCAAAACAACTACAGATTACTTATTACGTGGAGATATCCGACCTCAAAATGAAATTATAGATGAAGAAGTTGCACACTTTATGGAAGAAATAAACAAACTCGGTGAAAGAGAGCAAGAGTATTTAAAAGGCAAAATAGAAGATATGATAAAAACTTTATCGAAAATGTAAAACCCCCATCATCCAGGAGTGGGGGTTTCTTTTATATTTTCTACTTCTTCAAGTAGTTGTTTAATTTCAAGAACGCTGTCATAACCATTTTCTTTTAGTAATTCAACAAATTCACTTACTTGACCTTCGAACAATTTCATTATTACTTTCCCCCGTTCATTCTCTCTGTGTTTTACCATTATAACACAGACAAGAACGTTTGTTCTATGTTTCTGTAATTTTTGTAACATTATAACTCATATTTAAAATATTACTTTATGGATTTCACTAAAACAACCACAATTTTGTACATATTTTGAAATTGAGATATTTTGAAATTCAATTTCATATTAACATGAAATTTTTATGAAACAAAATTTTAAAATAGGTAAAAATACCCTATTCAAAATACTACAAACCCTTATAAATACTCACTTTTTTAAATATACATTCAACATTTTAATAAAAAGTTAATAATTACTTAACAGTTGATTAAGCACCCCTTAACTATATGTTCTTGGTAAAATTAGTACATAACAAAAGTGTAGATTAGATGATACAATGTTACCTGGTAGGTGATTATTATGAAGACAGCGATATACATTCGTGTAAGTACGCAAGAACAAGTCGATGAAGGGTATAGTATTTCTGCTCAGAAGCATAAATTACAAGCCTACTGTGTTGCTCAGGATTGGGATATAGTAGGCTTTTACATTGATGAAGGTATAAGTGCCAAAAATACAGATAGACCCGAATTAAAGCGAATGAACGACCATATAAAGGCAGGTCTTATTGACTGCGTACTCGTTTATAAATTGGACCGTTTAACTCGATCTGTTTTAGATTTGTACAAGCTCCTTGAATTCTTCGATAAATATGATTGTAAATTCAAGTCAGCTAGTGAAGTATACGACACTACAAACGCAATGGGTAGATTATTTATTACGATTGTAGCTGCACTAGCTCAATGGGAACGTGAGAATTTGGGGGAAAGAGTTAGAGTAGGGTTAGAGGAAAAAGTAAGACAAGGTAAATATTCTGCTCATGTCAAGCCTTTTGGATATGATTTAGATACCTCTAAAGGAGAATTAACCATCATTCCAGAAGAAGCAAAAATAGTCAAACGTATCTTTAAGTGGTATTTAGAAGGGAAAAGTACTTATAAAATCGCTAATGATTTAATCGGTACCCCTGGGGCTAAATGGTCAGATGTTCAAGTATATCAAATATTAAAGAATCCACTCTATAAAGGTTCGTTGCGTTGGAGAAGGAATACAGATAATTATTTTGAAGTAGATGATGCAGTACCACCAATCATTAGTAAAGAAGTATTCGATCAAGTGCAGTTTCATATGAAAACAAGAGGTATGAAACATCCTCGTGCTGCTGCAAGTGATTATGTATTTACTGGATTGATCACTTGTGGTAATTGTGGACATCCATTAGTCGGCTCTAAATCAAAAGTTAGAGATAAAGTTTATAGAAGTTACCGTTGTAAAGGTAGAGCTTTAAAAATATGCAACGTGAATATTCCTGTAGAAAAGTTAGAGCAACTATTCCTAGAAAAAATTAGTCAGCTTAGATGGGAACAAGCAATGAATAAAGTAGATATTACAATTGATGAACAAGAAGATGAAACAGAAGATTTAGAAGAAGAATTAAAAGCAATTGCGAAACGAAGAAAGAAATTTCAAATTGCATGGGCAAATGATAACATGACGGATGAAGAATTTACCGAAATGATGAAAGAGGAAAATGAAAAAGAAAGTGCGATCAAGGAAAAGTTACAACTTTCAACTCCAACTCAATCACACTCAAAAGAAGATATTCAATTGTTATTATTGCAGATAGAAGAAAACTTTACAAATCTAACAGAATATGAAAAGAAAACATTAGTTAGCATCTTACTAGAATCGTTTGTTTTAGTTAGGACTGGCGAACAATATAAATACAATTACGAAATTAAAGACCTCGAATTTAAATGAGGTCTTTTTATTTGGCTTATTACTAATCGTAGCAACTTACACTTCTTAATAGACATAACTAGACTATAAAGTATTCAACATCTAAACATCTTACTCTTTTAAACTCACCTTTATTCTTAACAACAAAGCCTTTGTAAATATAACGGAAGAAACGACCTTCAACTAATTCACCATCGTACAACCTAAATTTTAAGTTATCACCTTTTTTTAGATCCATATTCAATACAGTTAAACAAGCTGACTTTTCTTCAGGTAACATAAAATCCCTCCTACTTCATTTTTAATTCATTTAAATGTTTGACTAACGGACTGTATAAACTGAAGAATCGTTCTCCTTTAATCCAACCATTATCATAGTGTGCTAACACTTCTCCACCACATGATATTTTAAATTGAACAACTTTACTAGCAGCAATACCTGTCTTTTTCTGTTTGTTTAGTTTCGCTACATATGAATACACTCCGAATTGACCATTTACCATAACAGGATTCTTTTTAACGATTTCAGATTGATAATTCATGATGACCTCCTATTTTCCCCAGGGTATAGTTAGTTCAACTAAAACAACTAAGAAAGCAACAAAAGCAGCACCAACGACTAAACATCCCATAAGTTATCGCCCCTTAATGATTTCTTCAATTGTTAAAACACTATAAATAATCCCAACAAGTATTGCTCCACCATAAATAACTCCTACCATCTTAACCCCTCCTAATTAATTGCGCTTTGTAATAACAAATCATTAGCAGATTTAAATTGGATCACTTGTAAGAATGAATCTATTTCATAAGGTGTTTCCGAAAAGATCACGATATAAGGAAAAAAAGGTTGTTCTGGTTGCCAAGGTAATGCAGTCCATTCATTAGAATAGAAATATGATTCATACCGTTTTATTTTTTCATTCATAACTGAATTAGAATATTGAGTTAATTGGACTTCTACAAAGAATGGAGTGTTATTGAAGATCATAAAAACATCAGGTTCGACTGTTCCTTTTGTTCCTATTTTTGGCTCAACATCAAATGCACTTAGATAATTTTTTAGTGTTCGGAATACGTTGAATAGTGCTAAAAAGTGGGGTATTTTTTGAGAAGTTTCTTTAATTGGATTTTCTTTTGAGAGATATAATGAAGGGAAGTGTTTCTTCGATTGTTTGATATGCCCACGATCTCTTAATCGCCTTAAAACAGCGTTACAATTCGAAATAGGACTCTTACTATTCGGAAAGAATAAACTAACAATATCATCCCTTCCAAGACATTTAAATTTGTTTATCATTTTTACTATTTGTAAATCTCGTTGGTTCACTTAAAACACCCCAATCAATTACCTTTTTCGACTTACCTTTTTTCTTCTTTTTAGGTTCTTCTTTTATAGGCTCTATAATCGGTTCTATTGGTTTTTCTATTCTTAGAGGGTCTAACATTATTTCAGATTCTTCATACTCTAATAATGGTATTTTAATGTCGATCAACCCTATTGTAGATTTCATTTTCATATGACCTTTAATTGTAATATCTTCACATCCAGACTCATCAATAATGATACGACTATTAGTTGCATCTTGTTGCCTTCCACCTACCCGGACAGTCAATAATGCTTTTATTCTTCCGTCTACAACTTTAGCATCAGGTCTTTGTGTACTTAAAATAATGTAAACTCCTAACGCTCGACCAATAGCAGCGATTTTACGAATCGCAGTAAATGCAGCGTCATCCTCTATTAAAGAAAATTCATCAACACAAATTAAAATATAAGGTGGTCTTATTTCTTTAGGTAACCGGTTAATATGAGGAACGCGATTTTTTTCTAATAAATCCCCTCTATCACTTAATTCTTGGACTAACTCACCAAAACGCTTTGAAATTTTTTTATCATCATGTGTATTTTCTACAACATGAGGTAAATCGACGAATATAGGAAACTCGACTTTCTTTAAATCAAATAAATATAATTTCAACTCTTCTGGTGTTTTAGTGAAAATTAGTGTTGTTAATATAGAACGTAATAGAGTGCTTTTTCCACTTCCTGGCTCACCTGCGATTAATAAATTTGGTTCTTCGATCATGTCGTATGATATAGTGTTCCCTCTTGAATCTCTACCTATATAGATAGGTAAACTATGATTTAATTTAGAGGTAACGGAAGCGTAGTCATAAACGTATTTTTCTTTTAATGGATTACTCACATAAACGTATAGTATAAAAGTTTTTGCACTCACTTTTTTTAACTTCGTATTCTGTCCGAACTCTTGTTCAAAAACATAAGACTTCTTTTCTAATAATTCTGGACTATACCCTCTAGGAAGATTAAGGACTGCTTCTATTCCGTTGTCATTCAGATCCACTCTTACTAATGTAGGGTATATTGGGACATCATTATATTTCTTGTACATTTCGCCCAATTCAAAGCATTCAATGATCTTTGATTTAAATAATTGCTTTGCTTCATATTCTTTCATCTTTTCATAGTATTTCCTTGCATAATCCATCAACCTTTGGGGCAAATTCTTTTCTCCCTCTCCCATTTCTCCCCCTCCTTTTTAACATTTTTTTAACTTTTCACTTATACCAAGGTTAAACCCTTGAAAAGTTAACTAAAGATTAGGACGCTTAAAGTTAGTCAGATAGTTAGTTAGCTTTTTCAATAAAAGTTAGTTAGTTTAAATTAAGGTGGTTAATCAGTGGTTAACTAGTTCGCTTAATCTATATTATGTTATTAGTTAACTTTAATGCGTGTCCACCTAAAGAAAGGATTATTTTATTTTTTAGAGAATTTTTAAGTGAGGTGGTTAACTTGTTGAAGTCCAAATTAAAGGATATTTTAGATGATCGTGGGATAAAACATTCTCATATCGCCAGGAAGGTTAATATCAATGTAGCATCAATGAGCCAGTTAATTAATAATAGATCAGCTCCTACTTATAAAACTGCTTATTATATCGCAAAAGAATTAAATATGAAAATGGAGGATATATGGTATTTTGAAGAAGAATAATGGACATACTCTCGTTGAGGTGATCCAATGCCATTATCTTTAATTTACACATTAATTGGACTGTGTATCTTTACTGTTGTAGTATTTACAATCCATAACCGAATGACACCTAAAATAAAAGAAACTGAACTTAGTTTAGATTTAATAAGGCTTAGAACGTACACTCATAAGAACGAATTGAGGTATATGTCACATCGAGATTTTGAGTTTTATGTAGCTGATTTCCTTCGATTGACAAGGGATTTAAAAACATATGTGACTCAAGCTGCCAAAGATGGTGGGAAGGATATAATCGCTTTTGATGAAGATGAAAAGATTTATGTAGAAGTGAAACACTGGAAGGGTAATGTAGGTAGACCTGCTATCCAGAAGCTTGAAGGTGCTATGAGTGCTGATCGAGTTAGAAGAGGATATTTTATTACATCTTCTGGATTTACAAAAGATGCTATAGCATACGCAAATAAAACAAATATTACTTTAATTGATGGAAATGAATTGATTAGACAAATGTTCACAATGAATTCACTACTTTAAGTGAATTCTTTTTTATATATTGAAGGAAATATATGTAAATTGTAGAATATATATGAGTTATTCGAATCAAGAGGGGAATTAACAAGATGAAAAAAGTATTAATTAGTGGAATGATGTTATTTACTGCATTGACTTTAGGTGCTTGTGGTTCGCAAGAAACTGCAAAAAAAGAACCTAAACAGGAAGTTAAACAAGAAGAACCGAAAAAAGAATATGTAGATCTGTCGAATAGTTCATCTGATAAATCACAAGTTGAACTTTATGCAGATATTAAAGAAGAATATAATCTTTTTCATTTTCAATCTGCTGAATCAAATGGATATACTTATGTAGGAGTTACAGGTGGAGAAACTGTTATTTATAGAGATTTACAACAAACATTAACTAATATTGCAGAAAATCGCAAAGAATTAGCAGAGAGATTACAGAATGAAGTTGGAATTCCAAAAGTAAGATTCTATATTAAAATGATTAATGGCGATACAAACGAAAAATCGAACCACACAATATTATTTGAAAATGGTCTAGTGGAATTTGATAAATAACGAAAAATAACCCCTACACCAATTAAGGTATAGGGGATTTTCTTTTATATTAGATGTTGCGTTATATCTTCCAAATGTGTACTACAGATTACCTTCACTCACCCATGTTCCTGGTGTTCCTGCAACCGTACAAACCCACGCTTTAGGTGAACCAACAGCAGGTGAGGAATTAACCACTCTATCGCCTTTTAGCCATGTTCCTGTAGTAGGGGTAGCAGTAGCATAAACAACAACATTATCACCATCATTGTTATTTTGAACCCTTTTCACCATATCGGTTGAAGTGTCGCTCGTTAATAATATTGCAGATGTTTTGGCAGCATTATTAAATTTGTTATTAGTTCCTAAAAGAGAAATGTATCCAAGGAATATTCGCACACCGTCAGAAGCACTACTTGAAATGATTTTTAATTTATTATTCATTACAATTAATTTATCAACTGTGCCTCCAGAAACATTTTCAAGTCTTGCCCCATTACCTGTGCCACTTGAACCATATTCAATATAATTGTTTGAGATATTCAAAAAATCAGATTGCGTTGGAGTTAGCCATATTCCATGATTAGTTGCAATGATTCGATTATCAACAATTTCAGCATTTGAGAAATTTTTCATATAAATCCCATAAGCAACATTAATCATTTTGTTGTTCTTAAATTTGAAGTTATTTCTCACAATATTTGCTGTTTCATCAGCTTTAATACCGTACTGCATATCAAAAATATTATTACTTTCAATTGTGATATGTTCGGATAAATCTAAACATTTTATAGCTGCAGAAGAAGGATCTATTACACCAACAACTTCACTAACAATAGTATTGTGATGAACATTGAAGTTTTTACCGTTTATGATGATGTAAACACCTAGTTGTGTGCCTGCTACGAAACGTAAAAAGTTATTACATATTTCAACGTTTTGACAGCTACCATGTGCGCCAATTATGGACTCTGAGTAGTTTTCGCAAATTAATATGTTGTAGTTAGTAAATTCGTTATCACCTGCACTAATTGATGATTTGCAGTCCTTTATTGAACATTTTGAAACTGTGATAAATTTACCACTTACTACAACCCCATAACCGATTGAAAGTGAAAGGTCTTTAAATCCCTTTGCATGTATTTTCTCTACGTGACTATCAAAGCACATTCTAAGCCAAACACCAGCACTATTATATCCTCCACCATCAACAACGCATTTTGAAACAGTAATATTTACTCCACAATTAATGTAAAGTCCTATAAGACTTGAATTGTTTACAAGGTTTATGTTTATTCCTGTAACATTTGCGTTCTTAAATGCTTTGTAAACATATACTGTAACACCATCCGTAGTTGATAGATCATATTGGATTGAGCTATTTAAAGTTAAAGTGTTACTATTTATAGCTGATATCTTCAAAACACTACCTTGTTTAAATGATGGACTTGAATTGTACGCTTTATTACTTTTAATAAAAACAATATCTCCAACTGAAACTGAAGATAGGTCGATTCCAGCAGGAACAACTAACGTTTTATCACTTGCTAGAATGTTTGATGTTGGTGTGTAAGATGCTCTTGTAACAGGCGAATAGTTTAAAAAAGCAATTCCTGAAGTTGATAGACAATAAAGATTTGCATTATCTCCAATTATAGAAATGTCTTTTGTGATAGTGATATTAGTAAATGCGTAATCACCATCAGGAAAGTACATAACATCTCCGTCACTCATTGCGTTAATACATTTTGTTATTGCAGATGTACTATCTAATGTCTTACTTTTGACAGCTCCATAATCTAATACATTAAACCAATGTTGCTTCGCTTTATCCGACAATTGTGTCTTATTTTCATTAATCGCATTAACTAAATTCGTTTTATCTGTCGTAGTTAAACTAGATAAAGTTCCTATTTTGCCATCCACATAAGATGTATCAGCTTTCTGTCCAAGAGAAGTATTAACCTCTGTTTTTGTATAAACATCTGCATTTTCAATCCGATTAAGATTGTCATTTATTTGCTTATTGCTTTCGTCAATGCTAATTAAAGCATTGTTTATTAATTGCCAGTCGTTATTTGATTCTACTGTTTTATCATTTAAAATTGCATCATTTGAAATATAAGAAAATCTTCCTGGCACTAACACTTCTGAACCTTCATAAAGGTATAATTCAACCTGGTGTAATCCTGGCTCACAATATGCTTGTGTATCAAGAATAACCTTCATTTTTCCTAATAACGCATCTACAATGGTACAATCTTGAATAACCGTTAATTTACTTGGTTTTTTAATGACAATACGTGGTGTGCTACCTGTTATATCAAATGGTTGATTGTTACTTTTTAGAAATATGTTGATTTCAATTGTATTTAAATCATTTTGACTAAATGAAAAAGACTGATAATAAGTGTTCTTTAGTGCAGATTTTTGTATGTCTAGTGAAACATTAAATGTTTTTAACATCTATATCAATCCTCCATCAGCCAAATAATTTCATCCATGTTTTAGGTCCGACTTTACCATCTACAGCAAGTTTATTTTTCTTTTGGAATTCCTTAACTGCTTTTTCAGTTAATGGTCCAAAAATGCCATCTGCTTTAAGTCCTAATTCCGCTTGAACTAATTTAACACTATTACCTCTATATCCCACGTTTAAAATATCCCCTGGGTAAACAGGTGGTTTAGGTTTAACTACAGGTTTAACTACAGGTTTAGTTGCAACAGGTTTTACTCCCTCTTTAACAGGTGGATTCAAGATCAATCCTACTTGTTTTTTGAAGTCCTCGAATAACTTCACATCTTTTACAAATGGATGTGGGCAGTCCTTAGCGGTCACATCGAAGTGACGAACAATATCTTCCTCTGTTAATTTATACGTTTTACATAATGCAGCGATATCATTAATCGCACGTTTAATAGTGTCCTGGTGAATCGTTCCATCTTTTTCTACACACATTTCATAACTTAAAGTGTATAAATTAGCATTTGGAGCGATTTCTTTAACACCGCGATATGCTGATCCATCATCATTACGTTTTTGAACATCATTTGCATGATAAGCTACTTCATTTAATGGGATGATACAAACTGATTCAGTTTTATCACCAAAAATATGAGCTGAAGCATAAGTGCCTCTCTTATTCTGTTGTTCTGCCAATTTACTTTGAGCTGGTAAAGTTACCCCAAAATAAGTTACATGGTTTTTAGCAGTTCCACCAAAGTTAGCAGTCCAATGTAAGACGATCTTTTTAATATCCTTTAAAAGAGTTCCTGGTCTTGTGTACTTATTTTTGGGAATGAATTCATTTCTCCAAGTCATTTTGTACCTCTCCTTTATCGAAAGATTTTAATTTGTCCTCTACTTGGGAAGGAAGAACAACGCCGATCGCTCTTAAATTTTCTACAATGCTCCCACCTTCTTTATAGATGAATAGAGCAAGTGTAAAACCTGTTAAATAGAAGTTAAGCCCTAGTACAACATCAAGTGCTAGTACAAATACAATTCCGACTAGTTCACCGATCCATCGTATAATCCCATCTCTCATTACTCTTGATTTATAAGGCGAAACACCTTTCCAGGTCTTCAATATTCCTGTGATAAAATCTAAAATCTTTACTAAGAAATAAAATAGTAAAGCTGTTTGAATTAATTTAGGTAATAACGAAATAATATGATTATCCATTAGTTCACTCCTTTTTAGGCATAAAAAATACACCTATTTATTAGGTGTTCATTTGTTCACTACCATTTCTCTAGATTCTTGTCGTTTTCGTAAAATCTCAATGAATTCATCATTTGATAAACTGGTTTCAAGTCCCAATTCTAATTGATCTCTATGTCTAAGAACAAGCCAATCTGTATCAGCTAGATATTGTATTAGCTCTTGATTAGTTTTCTTTGAACTAAGGATTCTTAGTTTTATTTCATCAATAACGAATTTACCATCAATGTATTTATAATGAAATGGACAATTGATAAAGTCTTGTGGTGGGTTAATAAATTCAATCCAACCATCCATAAAAGAAAAAGAATATCCTTGTACAATGCCATCTTTAACATCAACAAAAATTAAGTCCACTCTCTAACCTCCCTTAGACATACATCATTCGAACCATTTAAAATGTTATCATCATGTCCAATTATTTGAGTAACCTTATTTTCACCTTTTCCTGTTTCTACGATTTGAAACTTCTTGGTAATAGTAGTTGTACCATTAGACACTTGGTAAGAATGAAATTTATCTTGGTCTACGTGCTTTGAAACATAGGTGTAAGTCCAATCGTAATCATTTGGACCAACCCCAGGATCATAATCAGACCACACAAATATATAGCCACGTTTGCACTCGGAAATAGATTTTTCTGTTTTATCAGTACTAAAACTTTGTCCAGAAGTTAAATATATAATACCACCTTGCCATATAGAACTAGTACCTTTACCTGGAATTTTATCGTATTGAGTTTTACCTCGTCTTTCCCTCATTGCATCTTTAAGAAGTGTATTATAACCCCTTCTCTTAGAACCCATCTTTGTGAAAGAAACACTCAATGTATAAAGTCCATCCTCATACTGTTCTTCGACTTCATTAACCTGATATGTTTGGAAACTAGTACCTTTGATAACCAATGATACTAAATCACCAAGTACCCAATCTGTACCATATGAACGAACCATAGGTGAATTTTGATTTAATTCAACTGTATAAGCAGTTTCAACCTTTCCTCGTCTGCCTATTTCAGCTCTTAATTCATCTTTTTGTGAAGCGAATGAAGTAAAATCTGATTTTATGTTACTTTCAAAACGATCAAAACCAATTGACCTATTACCATTTGTTACTTCTGTTAATCTCTCACCCATACCATAAGCAACAGTTAATAAATCTTTTGTTGATGATTCAGTTGTAATTGCAGAAAAATCATTCTTGTAATCTGCAAACACTACTGGCTTATTTCCTTTTGTGTTTCCAACAGTTTTATCAGAAGACCAAATACTATTGAATATCATCGTTCCATCTGGTGCATTGTTTGACATTTGTGGTCGAACATTCCATCCTAGTGGTACATCTGACATCATTGCTATTTGAGATACTGCATCTGCTAAATTACTGAAATCATCTGACCAATAAACTGTTTGAGTTGGCGCTCCCTCTCCTATATGTAAAACAGATAAATTAGGAAAGTTTCGATCAGGATAATCTGGATCTGATACTGCATTTCGATAAACAAGAATGTCACACATGATATAGCTTTGTGACCCTTGAAAGTTTTGTGTACCATCCCAACGCTTACGAACTATTCTTTGTTTCAAAATTGATTTTAAAGGTCGTAAATTGAAGGTTACATAATCATCCTCATCATCATCAATAATTTCTTCTACAATTTGGCAAGTGTAAGCCCATCGAGAAGAAGGTTTATTTGAATCGTTAAAAAAGAGCATAAAACCTAATTCTATTTCATCTAAATGTCGTGTGCTTCTATTCAACTTTAATTGTGAGTTAGCTATATCACTGAATGAATCTTTAAGAGAAAGATACTGAACTTCAAAGATTGTAGCTTGTTTTACCCATGCTTGATTGTACACATCAATTGTAAGAGTCATTATCTCACCTCTCTAAATCCCTAGAAATCTTTCATTATATTTAATCGTTACACCACTAACACCAGAAATCGTAAAGTTATTAACTCCAGTGTTGAATTTGAAGAATACTGAAGTTGGATCTAGTTTTTCCCAAGCACCAACACCATTAACACTAAACTGTTCATGACCTTCTCTCGTATCAATCATTAGTGAGTTTCCATTACTTAAACCAGTAATCTTAATATATTGACCAGTATCAGTATTAGTAATAATACTTGTTCCACCAGTTGCAGTGTAAGTTAAAATGAATCCTGTTGGAGCATCACCATTATTAGTAACACTCGATACACCAGTTACAGTTATTTCATCTTGATACCATAGAGGATCATTAGATACTAATTCAAGTGTAACTGATTGCCATATTAGATTATTATTTTCAAAGTTTGTACCGAATAAAGGAGCAGTTTCAAAAGAAACTTTTCGAGTGTACTTAGATCCATCTTCCAGGTATACATCTATCCAACCTTCACCATTATGAGGTGCACATATTCTATTAATCGCTCTAAAAGCGTTATTGTAAATCTTGTTAAGGTCAACGGTAATTGTAAGGTCAACATAGTCAGTGTAAATTGTTGATACTGCCGTTGAGTAAGCTTCTGAATAAGCATTGAAGTATACAAAACCATTAGGATCAATCATGCTTGAGATACCAAGTAGTGAAGGTTCAAAAGTTAATTGTTGCGCTGTTGCGCTTGTGTGAGAAATTTTATTAGTCCAGGAATTCAAGCTACTGTACCAACCACTAACATTAGCTTTGTTAGCGCCATTAGCAGTACCGTAACCAGTCCATTTAAAGGTAAGTTTAGTTATAATTTGTTTTGCAATTGCTACTTTATCTGCGGTAGATGTCTTACCAGACCATATAGAGGGACTGTATTTTCTTTCAAGATATTGAAGTATATCCAATGAAAATATCGTTTGAGGATAGTAGCCAGCGATCCCACTCACCTCAATGAGTTTATTTCCATCTAATGTACTGATATAGTTATAATCACTTTGAGTTGCTTCAGGTCTTTCTACATATGGAGTATCAATAGTGCTATTACTAAAATGTTTTACAGTGTTTGGGTTTTCTACAGTTGATCCAGGAATTTTATTTAAATATGTCGTTGTATCTTTTGCTTGATTAGGTTTCATGATAATAAATCCTAATTCCATATCAGCAGGCTCATAAACACTATTAACGTAGGTCTGCCCATCTTGCATATAACTCTTTGTTGTATAAGTAGTAGCATTAAGACCTGTGGTTTGAAGTTTATTAGTTAAACGAAACATTCCATAATTGTCAATATCAAAAGACTCAAACTTACTATTAGAAACGTGTATCTTAGTTATCTTCATTTGTTGACCTCCTTTCTAATAACTTTGACCTATTCTATTCATAGTTCGTCGAGTTTGTTTAGCAGTTTCTTTTTCACTCAATGCTTTTGGTGAATAATTATTTACAGTAATACTTGATGGTTGAGGTAATCGGTTGTTAATGTTATTACCATTTACAGAACCTTTCTTACTTCCACTTACATAAGGATTACTTCCATAACCTGCTGGTGAAGAACCACTTGCATAAGATGGCGCAGTTTTTGGCGCTCTACCTAAAAGATTAAGTACAGTTAATGCTGTTTTCATCCATTCGGGAGTTGCAACATATAAACCTGCCATTAATGCTTTTCTTAATCCAGGTGAAGCTGCTGCTAAATCATGAGTGTAGTTATATGCTTTTAATAAATTAGTAGCTACATTACTTGCTTTGTTACCGATTTCTTGTAGATCTTTATTAATAGGTCCTTTAGCTTTGTTTAGTTCCTTCTGAAAAGGAGTAACACCTTCAGTAACAATCTTTTGCATTTTACCCTTTGTATTCTCTGCTGCTTGACCAGTATTATTTAAGGCTTCTACACCTTTAATACCTAAATCCTCGAATTGAGATATTCCAAGTGCCATTAATAATTGCCTTTTTTCTTCTGGTCCTTTTGTAGCTTCTATATCTTTAATAACACTTTCCATTACTTCTCTAGAAGTTGCTTTTCCATTCTCAAATTCTTTGAATACGTTTTTTGTACCTTTTGAGAAAACACCTAAAGCTTTTTCTACTCGACCATCTAGTAATGCGATTGGAAACTCTTTAATAGCATCTGCAACTTTATCAGAGCTTTCTGCACCAGCATCAAGACCAGCCGTTAATATATTGAAGAATTCATCTGCACTATATCCACTATCCTTAAATTTATCCCCATACTCATTGATCGTATCTAAAAGGTCTTGTTGACTATTAGCGCCGTTTTGTGCAGCATTTGCCATCTTATCAAAAGCTTCTTCACTAGTAAGCCCAAAATCTTTCATTAATGCAGATGCAGATTTAGTTACATCATTTACATCTTCATCAAACGTTTTAGCAAAAGCCTGTGCATAAGTTGTTACTTTCTTTAAATCACTCTCGTTAATATCCTTAAAGTTACGTTTAACACTTACGATTGCATCTGCGCCTTCTTCTAGGCTATCAGTCCAACCATTAAGATTAACTTCATTTAAAGTCTTGCTTAAATTTCTACTTTCTTCTTCTGTAGATCCTAATGAATTAGATATCTTTCGCGTAGCTTTATCCATATCTTGACTAGCATCAAATGCAGCTTTTCCTAATCCAACTAATGCAGTAGTAATACCAACAATTGCAGCAGCAGGACCAGCACCTAAAGCACCGATTACTTCACCAATAACTGGAATACCTTCAGCAATTTCACCGATACCTTTACCAGCACCTTCACTACTTTCACCAATAGAATCTAACTCTCTACTAAAACCATTAATACTTGTTCTAGTACGTTCCATATCCATACGTGCATTACGTAAAGTATCGCCTAGCTGTCTTAATTCCCTTGAATTAGCTGGTAATTGGTTCTTTTGGCTTTCATATGCTCGCTCTAATTCTGCAACTGCGCTTTTTTGGGATTCTAAAAGCCTTTCAAGCTTTTTAACTGCATCACCTAGACCTTCTTCAGTCTTTTCAACATTCTTTAATTCTGCTTCAAGTAATCGGAAGTCTTTCCTAGATTCAGTAAGATTATCTCTCACACCTCTAAGTGCCTTGTTAAACTCCTTAGTTTCCATCCGTATGGCTAGGTCAATACCTTTTACATCTTCAGACATTTACTCACCTCACATCATTAAAAAAGGGATCTGATCGACAGGTGTTTCTTGTTCTTCCTCAACGACCAGACCATTTATTTTTAAGTGCATATCTATTAAGCTAATAAGTTTTCGTAAGGTGCAAGACCAAAAGGTTTTATCATCCATATTAAGTAAAGTAGTACCAGCATAATAAAGCCATGCCCAATCCCACTTATCTTTTCCTGGGTGTTTTCTTCGTTTTAACCTCTTTTTCTTCTGGTAATGAATCAATGAATAGTTTAGGAATTGTATTAAGGATAAAACTCACTTGACCAATACCTATTAAGCTGCCTACTTCTTTCATAGATAAATAGTCACCTTCATCTTCAAATCCTGCATTAATACCAGCCCATAATAATGATTTTGTACCTTCAAGAGTACCACTTAAAGCCATTCTGAAAGCATCTTCCATACTTCCCCAATGTTCTTCAAGCAACCCTAAAGCGTTCATATCGAAACTAAGGTTATAATTTTCACCATTTAACTCAATTTGGTGTTTATGTGTTTTTAAATCTTTAGCTTGCACCATTACGAAAACCTCCTATTAACCTGTATAAACTGTTGTGTACCAACTAGAAATAGTAGTTGCTGCACCTGATTCTGCTGCATCAGAACGGATCTGTGTTTTCCATGCTCCATTTTTGTTACAAGGGATAAATGTTCCTTTAATTGTTTGTCCGTTAAAAGTTACATTATCTTCTTTTGTGTTGTATTGATCTTCTGGTAAAGTGAATTGGCCTTTTAATAAAGCGAAATATTGCGTTACTCCACCATCTAAAGCACATTCGAATAATAAAGCAACGTTTGGTGCTACATCATTCTTACCAAAAGAAACAACTCCTTTTGTAGCATCCTTAGTCGCTCCAAGTAAATCAACTAAAGCAACACTAGGAATAACAGATGTTTCAAGCTCTACCTCACAACCAGCAAAAGCAGAAGCAACTGCTAGAGGTACATCATCAGCAAATGCAGTAGCACTATTAACAATAGGTGATACCTTACCAGAAATAGCAGGAGCAAGTACTTTAGGTGTTCCCCAAGTTTCAACACCAGCATTTTCTGTAATAATTGCATATTTTAAATTTTTCATACCGATCTTAAAAGAACCAGCCATATTTATATGCTCCTTTCATAGTTAAAAAATAAATTTGTTGAAAGTAATCCTATATCTATAAAACTTTCTGTTTCGTAAAGTCGAGTACACCCAGCAGATAACATGCGATTTCTTATATCATCCACCAAACTAGTGTTATCAACTTTTGTGTATATGTCTAATTGTATTGAATATCTTGTTACTGTTTCGATGTCATCTGTGAATTGTGAACCTCTGTTACTACTAACAATGCCCACAATATAATTTTCGCTTGTTCCGTTGTATAAACCGTAACTATAAGGCACTGACTGTCCATTCAAAGTAAGACCTTCCATAATACCTTTTAGCCATAACTTATGATTGAACATTATCTCAGCTCCTTAGTTATGATTTCTTGTATTGTTTGTATTATTTCGTTTTCTTTACTGTTTAAGGCTCTTTCCATGAAGTGAACTCCTGGAATTTTACCACTGTATTTAGCTTTGTTATGATACCTTTTACTAGGCTTCGGTTTTGTGTATCGGCTGGATGTTCCTTTTTCGAATATTGGTCCATACCAAGCTTTTTTACTGTAGGCTTTTACTACAACAAATTTCACTCCACCACCATCTAGTTTTGTTGATGATACCTTCACTGCTTTCTGTAATTCAGAAGAATTAAATACACTTTGACTAGATAAATTCTTTTTCACTTCATTAGCAAGGATCTGACCACCAACTTTTAAGGCATCATCTGTTATAGATTCACTATTTCTTTCCATTTGGCGAAGTTTCTTGATAACCTCATCTAGTCCTGTAACTTCAAGACCCATTATTCTACTACCCCGATAAGAGTAATAAAACGTTTGTTAAAATCATCTTTAACCTCATCAATCAGATACGATTTACCTTTAAACTTAACTTTTAAGTGTTCTGGTAAAGATTTATAACGAATAGTAAAGGATACTCTACTTCTATTCGTGTTTTTTTCTTGTTCTGTACTGATGAAGCCATTGGCCATTTCAACACTTGACCAAACTGGAGAAATAAATGTTTCGATTTGTTCATTAATTCCTGTGCTGTCGTCATAAGAAACTGCATACAACTCTATTCGTTTGTTTAATTGTCCTGGATTCATTACAATCACCTACAATAAGTTAATACAGTGCATATCTAGAATTGTTTTGACAACCACATTTACTTTGTCATTTTCTACTGTAAAAGAACGATTTTCATACAGTTCATTAGATAGGACCATCAAAGCGACTGTTAGATCTTCTTTTGTGTCAATTAACTCATCTGTTAAACCTGTATAACCTCTTATATAAGATTTACAAGCAACTAAAATCAAACTGAACGCTTTGAAAACTTCAGGATTATCTGTATCTTCTCTTGCGTATTCAATTAAATCTTGTTCAGTAACTTCACTTATCATCATTAGATTTCACCTTCTTACGGGTGGTTTTAACTTCTTCAATCAATCCAGTTTCAACCCAATTGTCTGAAGTGTGCTTGTCTAGTTCAATTTCTAGTGTTTCACCTTCAACTAAGACACCTAATCCAGTATTAATTGTTTTTAATGCTTTATATTTCATGTTTCACCCCATAAAAAATACCAGGGACTAATTAAAGACCCTGGTAAAGTTGCATTACTTAGAAACGTAAGTGATGAATTTTTGAGTTTCAGTAATAGCTGAATCATATTCACCCCAAGCCGTTACACCTAAAGCATATTGATCTGCATATTTTTCTAGTAAAATTTGCATTTCAATATCTGAAGCAATCTTAACTGTTAAACCACTTAAATCACCAAAATGGATTGATTTAGCACCAACAGTTGTATATTTAGGCATATTATCAGATAAGTAAACAGGTTTAGAAAGCATTGTCATGCCACCATCACGAGTTAAATCATTCCCAAATAATAATGTGTTGTTACCAGCACCAGCAGTTAAGCCTTGTAAGTATGCGTAAGTGTCTGGGTGCATGATCCATTTTGCGTTTTGTTGGAATACTTGTGGTAATTTAGCTTTCATGTTAATTAATTCTTGTGGTGTAACAACTTGAGTAGTAGCACCTAAGAACGTTACTGTATTTTGCGCTAAACCTTTCATATTTGTACCTGGTCCAGCAACTAATTCATTTTCTAAGAAGTTTGCAATTGATTTAGCGATTTCATTCACGATGAAAGGTACAACATCAACTTGTGAATTGTTTACTAGTTTCTTAGAAATTAATGCTAATGATCCGATTACATAACCATTTAAATCTACGCTTGAGAACGTACCAGCACTTGCAGTAATTGCAGTGAATTCTGCACCTTGATAAGCAGTAGTGTGTTGAGTGTAATCATAAACAGGAATAGATAAAGCGCCTTTAACGTGTTGAATGTTAGCTTCAGAAAGTACAGGTGATAAGTTTTTAACTTTATCAATAATTTGACTAGCAATTGTTTTTGGGATAACTACACCGTTTGTCCCTTGTGGTAAATTAGCAGCGCGATCCTCACCATATCTTACCAACTCAACAAATTCACGTACTTCTTTTTGGATTTCTAAAGCACGTTTTTCTTCTTCAGTTTGTGCTTTAACTACTACTTTCTTTTCAAATGATCTAGCTTCTTCTTCAGCAGCTAAAGTTTTATCAATTTGAGCAACTTCTGCTTTAAGTGCATCAAAACGTGAGCTTTCTTCTTCTGTAAATGCTCTTGTTTCAGCTTTTGATTTGTTTACAATTGCATCCATTTCTTCTAATAAGTTATTGCGTTTTTCTACTAATGGGTTCATGGTTATTTTCCACCTTTCAATTTAAGGATTTCTATTTGTTTTTCGTAAATACTATAATCAATTTCTCTTATTTCTGGTTCTTCTGGTGAAAAATCACTAATTTCTGCTTTAAATTCATTACTTCTAGTTTCAGATATTAGTTGTTCTTCACCTCTAGCTTCAATTGAAGTAGCAATATAAGCTGGTGTTTTATCTAAAATGGATACTTCCAGAAGGTCAATATCACTTACGAATCTTCTTTGTATTCCATCTTCACCATCCTTAAAACTAGGATTATTGTCGATGAATCCAAAGGACCAACCTTGAAGTTTTCCATCTTTAGCTTTTTGGATCACACTTTCATCAGAAACAGTTGCTATTGCTCGTAATCCGATATTATCTTCATACAATTGCAAGTTTCTTTCTTGTGTAGAACCAAGTTTCATAGTTTTATCATGGTTAAACAATAAATCTACGTTTTCAGACTTTTGTAAGGCTCGTTCGAATGTTCTAGGAACGATTTGTTCAATAAATCGACCATTAACAGAAGGTAATACCCTACTTTCTCGACCAACAGCATTTACATAGCCATCTAATACAACTTGATTTCCTCGAATTTCTATTCTCATTTATTCACCCCCTTCCAGCTTGTTAGTTGGATTATCAATATTTGTAGATTGATTTGTATTAGGAGTGTAAATTTCTTTAGTTTTTGGATTATAAAGCACATCTTGTAGACCTAATTTAATGAAATCCAGTCCTAATGGCTCGTAATCTTCAACGTAACGAACTTCATCAACTTGCAAAATACCATTTCGAATAGCAATCTCATAAGCTTGGTATCTCTTTAAAATGTCACCTTTAAGAAGTTCTTTCACATCAAAAGCAAAATAAAAAGACCCTTTTTCACTTGGAAGAAGTAGGTCTTTGTTTAAAGATGTTTGAATTGCTATTAAAATCGGTAAAATACAAGTCTTAATCCAGTTATTATACGTTTCATCGTTTGCTGTTCCATCTAATATAGAAGGTGGTACAACAAACAATTTGCATATTTCATTTGAATTAGTTTTCTTGTTTTCGTTAAGTTGCATTTCTACAGAGCTTTGTGAAGCTTCTACGAATTCTAAACCGTTATTCAGTACAATTAAATTTTCTGTATTGTTGTTTTTATACAGGTTACCAAATGCAGATTTAAGTTGATCCATAGCTTCTTTAGCTAATTTTGAAGCTGCTTTAAGAAATCCACGTTTATTTCCACCTGTTTTTACTAATGACTCTTCAAAATCAAGCGAGTTATAAGCAACAGACAACATTTTATTGTTTTCTGCTAATATACCTCTACCAGTTGCACCATCTTTAGTTTTTCTAGTTAGTTTAATAAACTCGAAATCTCTATAAGCTGAACCATTTACTAAAATGTCATAACTTTTAAATATTGGATCAAAGTTAGATGTTACAGAAATATTTTTATTATCTACATAATGCAAACTTTTAATTGTGTTTCTTTGACGGTTTATGTAGGTATAAGCAGCACCATTTAATAAATAATCTTCAATTAATGCTTTCTTATACTGAAAACTGTCTAAAGTATCTCCTGTTTCATCATTTAAAAGCTTTGTACGAACATCTTTTAATACTTCTGATACTTTACCATCCGTTTCTTCATAAAGTCGAATAGGTAAAGAAGCAACCGTATCTGAAATGATTTCTACACAAGCACTTACTGCTGGAATGTTTAAAGCTTGTTCTTTGGTAATGGTGTCAGTTGAAACACCAGCCTGTAATAGCAAATCTTCTAACCCTCCAACAGTTGTTGATCTAATTTCTTTTTGGAATTGCCTATATTCTCTCCATTGTTGTATGATTCCCATAGATTCACCTCCTTTTTATAATATTTGTGCGCCAAAATCAGTGTTTCCAAAGAGTAAATCTTGTTCTAACAAGTAAACTGCATTGATTGTAGAAACAACCATGTCCACTTTACCTTCAGAACGTTTTTTGTTTACATATTTATTTAAGTTTGTATCTTCAGTACAACGTGCGTTTTGAAAGTTAATCTCTAACATTAGATTTTCATCATATTGGAACTGTTTCTTTAAGATAAGCTCTTTTAAAAGTTTTGTAGGACTATGCAAAACACTAGAATGTTGTTTAATCTGTACACATTCATACCCTGCTGCTTCAATCTTTTGTATTGAGCTTATAGCGTTGTATCTGTCGTACCCTACCTGGACTATCTCAACACCATAAGTTTCTTCTAGACTCAAAATAAAGCTTTCTACAAAGCTATAATCTATAACTTCATCCCCACACTCAAAACAAACCTTCTGACTAATTAACTTGTTATAATCAACATTTTCTTTTTTGGTCTTTTCGATTTTCTTGTCTTTAGGGATGAACCCCCAAACTTTCGCATAAATCATATCGTCATGTTCACAAATCATAGCTAAGGCAGTATTATCATCTGTTAGTGAAAGGTCTAGTCCTAAATAAACTCGTTTACCTCTCCAAAACTCTAAATCCTCTACATTCTTACATTCTCTAACTTTTGTAATGTCGATATAACCTTCAACACCAAGACCTTTATATTTAATGTTGTTATGCTTACACAAATAGTTTTCACGCTTATTCTCGTACAATATCGCATTGGTACGCATATCCTTAATTGCTTCAAAGATGTATTCGTTTGATACCGCTACAGGGTTAGATTGATAAATAATTAAATCTTCAGTTTGCCATTGATCGTTAATTAAGAATTCATCATCTGGTTCATATAACAAGCTGAATCTTCTTTTATTTTCAGTTAATCCATCTAACACCTTCTTAGACATATCAATTTCATCGACCATTACATTGTTATCATTAGGGTATTGTGTGCTAATAATAATCCCTAATTTGTTAAACAAAGTAATTTGTGATGATCTCATAGCTTCAATAGGATATGAATCCATTGCACCAGCTTCATCTGCTAAAAAGGCATTAGCAAGTTTACCATCCATCTTATCTTCTGAATAAGCAAGTGGAGTGTATTCACTTTCTGTTAGCAAACAACGTATTTCACTTCTAAGAACCTTAAACACATCTTCCTCTGCTAATAAAGGACTAACTTTGATGATCTTTCTAATAGCGATTTTTAACTCACTTGATAACTTTAAATCTGGTGCAACCGAAAAGAATCGACTGAATTTAGGATCTGTTAGCATTAACAAAATAAAAATAACCGCACTATTGAAAGTCTTAAAATTCTTACGACTTATCTCCAATAGAGCAGTTTGATAATATCTAATATCTAATTCTTTATCATTTTTAAGTTTAGTACAAAAGATTGCAGTATTTAAAAACCAAGCATAATCTTCTAAACCATCATACATAGAACATTGTAAATCTGGATGGACCATTAATTTAAGGATCTTACACATCTTATTGTAGGCTTTCTCGTCAACATAAGCTTCTTCAGAATGACCATCTACAATATCAATCCATGCTTGCGCTTGTTTCTTCACATACCGACCAACTTTATCATTACCTTCTTCTACACACCATTTAGCGTATAGATAAGCTTTACTTTCTTTAAACATCATTCAACGCATCCAATAGCTTGTTCGATTTGTTTTCAGGTTGTTTAGGTATGTTTCTTAATGCTGCTGCAATCGTCATAATGTTTTCTTTCTCTATATCAAGAAGCATTTTGCGTTTCGTTTGCAGTATTTTATCAATGGACATCATACCATTTGATAATTTAGTTATCTCTTTAGTGAATTCAATTAACTTTTCAGCCTTTTCACTTCCTGCAAGTTCTTCACTTACTTGTTCGAATGTTTCAGTTAAACTTTCAATCAAATTAAAGAAATGCTCTCTGCGTTCTTCAAGATCAACACATTCAGCTTGCATTAAACAATACCGATTTATAACAGCTTCATAAATAGCATCGTTTTTACCAATCGTTTTAAGAAGTTCATTCACTCGCATAAACTCTTTATGTGACACTAAATTGTTTTTAGTAGTATCACGTTCTTTTAGAGTAATACCAGTTGTTAGAGATTCTTCGCCCTCTTTACGCATATTTAACTCTTTTTTTGTTCTGTGTGAACGTTTTTCACTTGATAATACTGAAAATGGTTTAGGTGGTCTAGACATTGTTAATCAACTCCTTTCTGAATGAAAATCTATTTTGGGAATATTTTATTCGCACGAG